ATGTATTATGTGTTTGAGTATGCTGTTGAACGCCTCGGCGCGACGCATTACATAACCGAGTTTATTCAGGAATCAATGCAGCAGGAAGCCGAACACTTACAGGACGCTTTCAATTACGGCAAAAACGATTCCGATTATTTTTTAGACGCTAAAGATTATTATAACCGTACCTATGTCGCAATACCTAAGTAAATCACGATTGGATTTAATCCACAAAAGCCCCTTTCTGTATTGGTGGAAATACCTATCGGGCCAATATGTTGAACCCGAACCAACGCCAGCGCTGACGTTTGGCAATGCGCTGCACTGCAGAATATTGGAGCCGTCGGAATTTGGAAAGCGTTACACCGTTGCGCCTATGCTTGACCGACGAACTAAAGAAGGAAAACAGAAATACGATGAATTTTTAGCAGCCTCCGAAGGGTTGACCGTTATCACACGTGAACAGGATGCGCAGATTGAAGCCATGTATAACGTGATTAAGGACCACACGCTGGCCTCGTCGTTGTTATTTTCTGACGGCCCTGCCGAATTGGATATAGTTTGGGAAGAACAGGGGCAACACTTTCGCGGTATAGTAGATAAATACAATGAGCGCCGCAGTATTATTGTGGACTTGAAAACAACCGACGACGCATCGCCGGAAGGATTTAAACGCAGCGTTTGGAAATACCGTTACCACGTACAGGCGGCCATGTATATTGCAGGTATGCGCGCGCTAGGCTACGAAGTGAATGCGTTTATTTTTGTAGCTATTGAGAAAACGCCGCCGTATCAAATAGGGCTGTATTACCTAAGCGAAAAAGATATCGCCACAGGAGAGTCAATTATGTGGCAAGACGTGGAAAAATTCCAGCAATGCCAACAGGCAAACGCTTGGCCCATGTATGACAATATAATAACTGAATTAACATTATGACAACCGAAATAACAACCACTGAAACCGCTGAAACTTTCAGCTTGCAATCATTTGAACACGCCCAGCGCGTGGCGAAAGCCCTATCCAGTTCTACAATGATTCCAAAGGATTATCAAAACAACATCCCCAACACGCTGGTAGCGTTGGAAATGGCGCATCGAATCGGAGCCAGCCCGCTTATGGTTATGCAAAACTTGCACATCATTCACGGCCGCCCGTCATGGAGCAGCTCGTTTATTATCGCAGCGCTCAACAGCTCTGGTAGATTCACTGCATTGAAATTTAAAAATACCCCAACAACTTGCCAAGCTTATGCAACCGAGCGCAGCACCGGAGAGCTGTTGGAAGGTCCGTTAATCACCATCGAAATGGCAACGGCCGAAGGTTGGACGACTAAACAAGGCAGTAAATGGAAGACAATGCCGCAACTTATGCTTATGTATCGCGCTGCCGCTTTCTTTGGCAGATTGTACGCGCCTGAAATCATGATGGGTATGCACGCCGTTGAAGAAATTAGCGACGTGAACGCAGCACCGGAAGCGGTTGCTAAATTAAATCAAATCGCTGCTAAGTAGTAGCGTATATGTAAAGCGGTCGCCGTAGAGTGTGGCCGCTTTATTTATCACATCCATAAACTCGTCAAAATCCTGCGCCATTCTAAACACTTGACAGCCTTCGCTCCAATTTTCAACATATGTGCTATTAGTTCCTGCCTTATGGATGTTTACCCCAGCGTTACAAACTTCCTGCTCGTTCACATAATCAAACTCTAAATCTCTGTCGCCGTCGCGATAACCACGAAGCGAACCGCATTGGCGCAATGCTTGGTATTTGCCTTGATGCAAACCAAGCTGATGGGAGCCACGATATTGGCCGGGCTTTAAAATAAATACACCGCCCTTGGCCTTGCCTTCCTGCATTCCTTTCTTACCGGGTTCTGTCGTTGCCGCAAATATCTGATAGCACCACTTACCTTGCTGCTTCCAGCTTATCGAGATCCAATCGTCAAATAAATTTGTAACCTTTGCGCCTGTGGATGCGTTGCGAATGCCTACAATGTTTACGTTATAATCGCCTGATTCAAACCACTTATATCCTAACCGCTTTATTGCGGCCTCAATTTGTAGGCGCGTCGGTGTCTGCATCATGAAAAAAGTTTGTTAAAAACTTACCTATCACCCCGCTAACTTGCACGGCAATGGCAACAGTCGGATGCTGTAAATTTAACGCCGCAATTGTAGTAGATAACAACAACAGTCCGTCGCCTATCTTACGCCACTTGGCTGGCGTTGGTTTAGCGTAACCCTTAACGCTTGCCTTGACCTTGGTATGGTTTTGATGATTCATGTTTGTTCTTATGTTTTTTATGACGGCCAAGCTTGCGGCGTGGCTTGGATTTAAACGTGCTTACAACGCTATTTTTTGCCATCTAATGACTTGATTTTCTTATGCCAATATATTATCGCAAACAATCCACTCACTATGCCCACAATAGCCAAAACAAATGCGGCTACTGGTTGCCAAGTTTGAGAAAAATGTATAATTGTAGCACTCCCACTTACTGCGGTTGCTATCGTTGCCGTGGTGTCGTTATCAATGTGTTTCATCGCTTACATTAAAATCGTTATATCGTTCTAAATATAAATCTTCCATTCCTAAAAAAGTGTGCATTCCTACTCCTTCGGGAAATACCTCGTAAATCAATAAATCATCGTTGGGTTCACCATCAAATAAAATATCAACGGCAAATAATGTATTAATCACACCCAATTCAACAACATGACAATTCTCTAAAGTGGGTTTGATTTTCTCCCACTTGTCAATTGGTAATTCAAATTTTGCAAATATCATATCGTTAGGTTGTTAAGGTTTGACATTGAGCATCACTTAAAGGTGTGGGGTATAGTGCCATTGCTTGGATGAATTTGGGAACATCTCCACTTATTGAATGTGCTAAAAATTCCATTAATGTGGTTGTGAAAGAACTTGCTGAAACAACCTTAACCCCATTAGCAAAAATATCTACACTCGTTCCATCCCATTTCAATGCAAGTTTAACTGTATCAGTTGTTGTAGTGTATATAGTTGTTGCACTGCCTGATACAAGTTTTGAAATACTTAAACGAGTACCACTCCCCACCGTCCTAATAGCCAAAGAATTCGTCCCACCAGTATTTGTATCACCAAGAAATAACCCAACAACGCCCGTATCTCGTGTATAAGCCACATTATTCCTCAACTCCACATACCAAGTCCCACCACTTGCGGAAATTAACCCATTGGTGTAGATATTGTTGCGTGAGAATGTATCTACCAATCGTGTTGCTGCGGCATTGGTTGTGTCTATCCAAGTCGTTGCAAATGCACCAAGTTCCATTTGAGGGGCTGCTATGCGAATTGTGAAATCGTAAGAGTTGCCGATGGTTACAAATGCATTAATCGCATTATTTATTCGTGCCGTTGAAGCGTTAGTATTGGTTCTTGTAAATATATTTCGAGTTAGAGTTGATGATATTGTAATTGTTTGGGTATTGGTAGCCAGATTAGCACCCAAACTATCTCTTTCTGAAAGTATATTTGCTAATGAATTAGCAGGTGAAGGTGCAGCAATTTCTTTAACCCAAAAAGAACTTGTCCAAGTTTGCCCGTTGGATGCTACAATTTGTGTAGTTGTTTCAAATCTAATTTGACTACTTGTACCAGTTGCAGTTCCACTAAATTGTACATCAATGTAAGGCAATCCATTTTCAGTTCCAATGCCAACAACAGTTTGTGTTAATCCTGCTGTTGCTGTTGTCCAGTTAGTCGGCAAAGTACTCGGACTTGTACTCGCCCCCTGCATAGTGCTATTACGCAAACTATTCGTCCTCTGCGGTTCTAACAATAATGCTGGACAACTGCCGTACATATAGGATAAACGTGGTACGTTGGCAGCAACACTTCCGATTGAACCATTAGATTGCATTCTGTTTGCTACGCTATTCCTTGACCAAGTTAAATCCCCATTACCATTGGAGGGTAATTCAGCATAGGCAACACCTGCCTTATAGCCGCTTGGAATTAATAATAACGATGCAGATTGTAATAATGATGATGCAGCGGCAACACAATCAAGTGCTTCAATCGTTCCACCATCGGCAATCACACGGGATGAATAAGACCCTGCAAATCCACCCGCAAAGTGTACACGATCAATGCCAACGCCTACCCCTATTCTCGGCATATTAATAACCTATTACGCTTCCGCTCGAAATTACGAAGCCAGTTATTGTGTAACCTTTACCAGCGGGCAAAAATTCGCCAGCTAAAAAAGTAATTCCACTCATGCCCCGTGCAGTTAATACATTACTACCGCTTGCTTCGTTATCACCTTTCACGGTGAAACTTGTAAAAACAGTATTTTCACGCACTACCAATGAATCGTAAGAAACACCTGTAACGGTTGAAGCCGTGTGATACTTAAAACCTTGACCGCCAACGGCTATGTCTATTGAAGGATTTGCCATGTTTCAAATTTAATCAATCAGCGCCGCGCTTACGTTAACAATTTACACGCTTCCGATAATATACCATTGCGTCCCGTTGGATATTACCGTCTTACTTCCGTATAGATTATTAATTGTGGTTGCTGTGCTGCCGTTTATGTTAAACGTACCGCCGCTAATAGTAACCGTGTGCGGATTGGCGATTTTAATAAAGTAGTATTTCTTTGCCTTATTTTCGTCGGCGTCTGGCAGGTTCACCGTTACGTTGCCGTGGGTGCTATCGCAAATTATTAGCTCGTACCCATTCGTTATTGTATGCGTGCCATTGGTGTACGTTATGCTCGCGTTATGTTCCTGCAGATGCCAATCAATATTCCCCGTGCTTTCGGTGTATTTTAGCATCACCTCCCACCGCGTGTTCAATGGTGGCTCGGACGTTGGCGCTCCGTCTGCGTCGTTTACGAGATATTCAAGGATTGTTTCAGGCATCGCCGAAATCATGGATTGATAACTGTTAACTTGCGTTTCAATCAAATTCAATCTGTCGCGCACAATCCCGTCCTGCGTGTTGCCAATTCGTAAGCCCTCGCCTGTCGTTGTGGTGTTAGTGTATACCGGAGCGACTCCCAACCATTCGCCCTCCCATTGATCCTGTCGCGGGTTAAAGCTAACCCCATTTAATACCCATGTGTAGTTGTCGAAGTACAATGACTTCACTAAATCCAAGCTTCCCGAATCAATCCAAGTGCCGCGCACCACTGGCACGAAATCAGCATACAACGAGGATAGCCCAACGCCTAGCATTTTTGTTGGCGTGCCTTTGGTAACCCCATCCCATCCGCCGTAAAATTCGTCAGCAATTACCCATTGCGTGCCATCGTTAGCCCATATATTGCCAACGCCGTATTTATTCCCGCTGTAGTAATACTTC